TTCACAATAAGACAATGCATAATCTCTTTGTATTTGTTGATATGTATATTTGGTATCTTCTTTCTTTAGATGGTCTTCAAAATGTGTATCCCAATCTGGCATCCACCAACTCTTAACTTCTTTCATTTTTCACCTTTGTTATATAATAATGTATATCAACATCTTTTTCTATTTTCTTATCTAATCTATATTTAGACATTCTTAAAAAGTCTTCTATAAGGCTGATATAGATAACTTCATTTAATATCATAACCATAGTAGACTGATTTTCATTTACATAATCATCAAAAAAATATTCTAATCTTTCTTTAAACATATAAACATCTTTTGTATCTTTTAAAGATGTCCAAATAAACCCTTCATTTTCATTTTTTTCAGGCTCTTCTTTTTTAAAATCTTCTATTTTATCGACAGTCATTTATTTAAACTTTCTAGTTGATATCCACATTTCATTATATAGTATGAATCTACAATATCAGATATTGGATTTCCTATTTTATTTACTTCAAACTCTTTCATCAAATCTGTTTTTGTATGTTGAGAAAAACATTCATACATTAATTCTTTATTGGCATTACCTTTTTCTGTTGCACATTTTTTAACAACACTAGGTACTATTATATCATATTTTATTTTCTTAGCTCTTAAAAATGATTTCAAGATACCACCATTTTCTGCTATCTGAAATATGGCTTGACCTTTACTACCATAAGAATAACCTTCTATAAAAACTTTAGTAGATATGCCATCATATAAATTTATATCACCACTCTTTCTTAAACATTCATGAGCCCAACCTGCTAAATTATTAAATCTCTCTATTGGGTCTGTCCATTCCTTATGTGCATGACCAAATATATTTTTAGATATTTTACATTGCCATTTCTTTTTATCTGTAAGAAAGTGAAAATTGCAATCTTTAAAATTCATACTACCTTTTGATACACAAATTGCAGGTGAATTTAAACTGTAATCAATCCCAGCTATTGTAGTCTTCTTCATCAAGTTCCTCATAATCTACTTCATGACCACAAAATGGACAAGTGTATGGTTGTAAATCAGTTTGTTCTATATGCCAACTAATTGTAAACTCACTATCACAGTTAGCACATCTTCCTAATAATTTTTCTGTCATAATTTGAAGTTACTAAATGTATCCTTTTCTACATCTTGTTTAACACCACCAATTACATAACTTTCTATCTCAGTTTCTTGTGGTGCATTTTGCAATGAGCGACTATTTAGCCAATGGTCAACCCACGGAAGTGGATTTGTTTTTTGTTCATACTTAGCCTCCAGACCAATTGACCTCATTCTTCTATTCGCCATGTACTCTACAAATCTATGTAATAGTTTTTCTGATAAACCTATCATAGAACCATTAGTTAATAGATATGTTGCCCAATTCTTTTCCTCTTGAACAGCTTCATCATACATTTTATATATTTCATCTTCTGTATCATCAATAACTTTCAACATAACCTTATCTTCTTCATGTTCTTTATAGAGATTGATAATTCTTTGAGATACTGCCAAGTGTTGTGATTCATCTCTTGCAATAAAAGATATAATCTTAGCAGAACCTTCTAGTTGTTTTAGTTCACCAAAGGCAAAACTACATGCAAATGATACATAGAATCTTAAACCTTCTAATATGTTTACTGTGCATAATGCCAACCATAGTTTCTTTTTAAGTTCGTATTCATCTACCTTTTCACCGATAAGTTTCCTGTGTCCTATTTCAAGTAAATCATCGTATGCTTTTGTTACTGACTTTGCTCTTTTTTCTATTCTTTCATCTTCAATAATTGTATCAAATACTTCTGAAGGGTCTGAATATAAGTTTTTTATAATGTAAGTATATGACCTAGAGTGGATTGTTTCCATAAAATCCCATGTTATGATACATGATTCTAATTCAGGTAGACTTACAAATGGTAAAAATGCAAGTGCTGGTCCTCTTCCTTGAACACTATCTAACATAGTTTGATATTTCAGATTAGATGTAAAAATAAACTTATGTTCATCTCTTAAATCTTGATAATCATTTCTATCTTTTTGTAGAGATACTTCTTCTGGTCTCCAGAAATATCCTAATTGTTGTTGTGTTAATTTATCAAAAATAGGATACTTAAATGTATCGTATCTTTGTACTGCTAAATCTTCACCAAAGAACATAGGTTGTTTTGTGAAGTCTAGTGATTTTGTTTTATTAAATACTCCTTTCATGTTTTCTCCTAAATTGTGCAACTATCACATGCTTCATCATCTTCGGTTTCTTTTGTTTCTTCAACATCATCTTTCCAACCTAATGGGTGTGCTGGTTCATCTTCATCTTTTTTACTATCGTAAGTATTTTGATAGTAAGATGTTTTCCAACCATACTTGTAGGTTGTCAATAAGTCTTTTGCCATTATAGATAAGGGTACTTGACCTTCATCATAATTTTCTGGATTATATGACCAATTACCTGATATAGCTTGGTCAAAATATTTTTGCATTACTGCAACAACATTTATATAACCTTCATTTGACTTCATATCCCATAATAAGGTATAAAAATTTTTCAATCTGTAGTAATCAGGTACAACTTGTTTTAGTGGACCTTTTTTACTTTTCTTAATAGACAAATAATCTCTAGGTGGTTCTATGCCATTTGTTGCATTAGAAACTATACTAGAGGATTCAGACGGCATTTGAGCTGAGAGTGTGCTATGTCTGAGACCATGCTCTTTAATTTCATTACGGAGAGATTCCCAATCTAAAGATAGTTTACGATTTACAATCTCATCTACCTCTTTCTTATAGGTATCAATCGGTAAAGTGCCGTCTGAATATTTAGTTCTGTCAAAGTACTCACATTTACCTTTTTCTTTTGCAAGTTCATTTGACGCTTTAAGTAAGTAATATTGAAAATGTTCTGTTAATTCATCTACTTCTTTATATGCTTCTTTATCATCATATTTCATATGTACTTTAGCAAGATAGTGTGCAAGACCAATATAACCAACACCTAAACTTCTTCTTGATTTAGTAGAAATTTCGGCAGCCTTAACAGGATAATCTTGCAAGTCTATAATTTCATCTAGAGCTCTAACTGCTAAATCACATAAAGTTTCTAAATCATCTAAGTATTGTAATTTACCTACATTGACTGCTGATAGAATACATAATGCAATTTCACCATCTCCATCTATATGTTCTAGTGGGTCTGTTGGTAAAGTAATTTCTTGGCATAAGTTTGACATGTATACTCTATCTTTAAATGATGAATGAGTATTACAATGGTCGATATTCATAATATAGATACGACCTGTTTCTGCCCTTTCTTTTAAAATACTCATGAATAAATCTTGAGCATTTATTTTCTTTTTCCATACAGAAGTTTTTCTTTCAGCCTTTTCATATTCTTCATCAAATTTATCTGTACCCCAATTTTCATATAATTCAGGTACTTCATGTGGTGAGAATATGGTTATTTCTTCATTTCTAATAAATCTTTCATAGAATATTTTAGATAATTGTATAGAGTAATCTAATTTTCTAACTCTATTATCATCACTACCTTTATTATTTTTTAAGACTAATATATCTTCTATCTCTTTATGCCAGATAGGGAAGTGTACTGTAGCAGAACCACCTCTTACACCGTTTTGTGTGCAACATTTTACTGTAGCCTCAAACTTCTTTAAGAAAGGAATTACACCTGTGTGTTGTACTTCGCCACCTCTAATTTTAGAGTTGATACCTCTTATTCTACCAGCATTTATGCCTATACCTGCCCTTTGGGCTACATATCTGCCGATAGCCATATCAGATGTAAAGATTGAAGGTAAACTGTCTCCTGAATCAACCAGAACGCAGGAAGCATACTGCCTAAGAGGTGTTCTAACACCTGCCATGACTGGTGTTGGTATGTTTATTTCAAACTTACTGATAGCTCTATAATACTTCTTAATATATGTCATTCTCTTATCTTTGGGATAATTGTGAAATATTGTAGCTGCAATCATCATATACATAAACTGTGGTGTTTCAAAGATTTCACCTGTACTTCTGTCTTGTACAAGATATTTGTCCATAACTTGTCTTAGACCAGCATATGTAAAACTATAATCTCTTTCATGGACAATCCATTGTTCCATTCTATCAAAATCTCTTTCTGTATACCAGTTTAATAATTCTTTATCATATAAACCCATTTCAACACATTTTTTTGTGTGTTCAAATATATGAGGATGGTCCCAAAGTTTTCTATTTAATGACTTTCTTAGACTGAATAATAATAGTCTTGCAGCCACATATTGATAGTTTGGTTTTTCTAATGATATTAAATCAGCAGCTGACTTAATTAGTATTTGTTGTATTTCTTCTGTTGAAATGTTATCGTAAAATTGAAGACCACTATTCATCTCTACTTCTGATGGTGAAACACCTGTGATATCTTCACATGCATGTTCTACCATATCGTGGATTTTTTGTATGTCTAAAGTCTCTTTACCTCTACCATTTCTTTTTACGACTTGAATTTGTTTTTCGCTCATTACACTCTCTTCCAATAATTTATTTTTGTTATAGCACTCAGTTTTGAATAAGTATTTTCAGATATTATATCTTCTATTTTAGATTTTGTCAACCCTCTTAGAATCATATCATTAATATCTTTTTCTTTTATGTCATCAGGCCAAATTACAATGTTATAATCTTTTTCAATTACATCATACATTCTTTTAACTATCTCTTTATTTCGAGGTTCGTTATCAAATATATATGTTATATTGTCAGGTGCAATTTTTCTTTTCATAAACAAATCTGCACCAGCAGCCGCCAAACAATTATCTAAAAATAAACTATCAATCGGGCCTTCTACTATACGAATCTGTTTTGCAAAATTAATTCGTTCAAGGCCATAAATCTTCTGTTTACTTTCATCTAATTTTAAGGTTATGTATTTTGGTTCTTCTTTACCAAAAGCACGACCTTGTAATGCAAACAATTTACCCCCAATATCATAGAATGGTATTACTAATCTAGGATGTTCATACTTTACATTAAATGTATTGTTTTTTATTTTGTTTGCTAATTCATAAAATTTGTTGACAAGATAAAGTTTATCAAAATGTTCTTTTGGTATCTTTCTATCTTCAACATATTTTCTAGCAGGGTGTGATTCTTCTAAATCAGATATCTTCTTGTACTTATCTAAGAGACCTGTCTCCTTAAAAGCTGGTTTGAAGTCCATCTTTTCAAGATTTAATTCTTGTTTTACTGGTTTCTTATATTTTTCTAAAAGATAATCTGAATGTAGTCTGCCGTCAACATACTTTAAGAAGTTAACGAAATTAGCACCCTCTCCACAATTGTGGCATTTGAAGAACATATCATTCTTCACTCTATATATATAACCTCTAGCCTTAGTCTTGTCCTTTTTAGAATCACCACAATACGGACACCTGAAATTAAACAGGGTATTGGTTTTCTGTTTAAATTGACCTAACCTTGAGGATAGTAAATTTATATATTTTAAATTAATATAATCTGACATAACACGAGTTCATTATATAGCAATCAGACTAGAATGTCAAGTGTGGTTTAGCTTATAACTGTAGATAAAAATGCTGGCATATTCTTTGCTAATATGTAACCAACAACTATAGCGCCACCGAGAATTAACCATCTCCATCTTTCCAAGACATTTACTCTTTCGTTGATGTCGGATTTTAATGACTTAATTTCTAGTAATAATCTTTTTTCAGTTTGTGATATGTCTCTCTGCAAATCACGATATACAATATCTAATTCTTCACCCCTTTCCCTTACCTTATCAAATAAGATTTCTTCAGTTTTTTCTGATTGGGCAATCTTCTGTTCATGAACGGCCAACATTGATTTAATGCTTGTAGATACATCTGTTAATTTTTCTATAGCGTTGTCTAATCTACCTTGAATATTGTTTACATTTTCAATATCTTTCTTTAGACCTTCTACATCTACTGCTAATTTTTGTACACTATCTGTATTTGTTGGAATCATCATACTTTTATTTATATAGCAATTAATTTATTATCTCGATACACATTATGTGTCATTTTATATGTGTTGCTATTAGTTATATTTATATCTTATGAGATGTCTAGGACTGCACAAAGGGGGATTATGTACAGTCCTAAGTTACCAATTATCTTAAGCTTTCTCTCTCGTATCTTCTTCTGAGCATACTTAGTTTTTTTATTGTACGCCTGTGTCTATGTTCTTTTTGTAAGCGTGTCTTCATCCATTCTAGGTTTTCTAAGTATCTCTTTTGTAAGTTTATTGGTATTACCTTTTTAATAGTTTTCTTTAATTTAGTTTTTTGTTCAAGTGTCAAATTTTCCTCCTTTATAGTTAATCAATTCCTTATAATCTACCATGACAAATTTTTCTGGTCATTGGAAACA